GAAAGCATTAGTTTTTAGCTCCTTGTTGGCTACTTCGTACACATCGGGATAGTTGGCTCTGTACTTCTCAGGAACTTCCCATTGGTCACCTAAAACAGCGTCATACTCCGTGCTTAGCTTAGAGCCTGTCTTAGACAAGTCCATGTTAAAGCCTTCTTCAAAATCAGTAAACCCATCATCAGTTCCGTTCTGAGCTGATTTGTGTGTAGCTCTTTTGTTAATCTGCTTTAATAGCATCGTGCCCGTAGATAAAACTTTAGCTTTATCATCTACAACTTTGTAATCGTCCTCACCCTTGCGCTCTAAGTGTAAGATAGGTAAGTAGTACTCGTATTTACGCTCAATGTCTTTGTGCTCAGCTAAAGCTTTTAAGCCTTTATCTTTAGTCTGCGTCTTGGCTTCATCCACATGAATTTGGATGATGTCCTTCTTTCCGAATGTGGCAGGGCTTACATATTTTTTACCCTTAATCCACCAAACTATTACCTCTATAAAGTATTTACCTTGTAATGATTCTAGCGGAGGTAAAATTCTCACAACTGTATCATCCGTAAGGTCTTTACCATAGAGGAAGTTTTTGTCGCCTGTACGTTCGTTCAGGTCTTGCGTCACTTTCTTAAGTGCTCCGAGGTTTAATGCCATTGGTTTTTGGTTTTAGTTATTAATAAATTTGATAGTGTAAATATAGTAATTATTTTGAAAGCTTGCAAAAAGAATACGCATAAAACGTGCTTTATTCTTCATAGGGTTTTAGGCTAAGCCAATTAGTATCTGACAACTCTATGTCTATCGCTAAAGATACTGACTCCAAGCCTTTACCAAAGTATTTAAGTAGTGGTAAATTTTCACAAGTACTCCTAACTGTTTTAACCACAGTAGACAACAACTTAGGATTGAAGTCTAGGATAATACTGTCATGTACTGTATTAACTAGCAGCACATCTTTAGGCAATCTATCCCTTAATAAAGCTAGTGCAAATATAGTAAGCTCTCCCGCAGTCCCTTGTATAGGGCTGTTGATAGCTACACGCTCATCCATCCCTCTAATAAAGTCGCTCTTATCTTCTATCATTGGCACATGGCGCTTTCTACCTAACAGCGTTCTGACATACCCGAATTTTACACCTTTACCTATGTAGGTAGCATGGTAATCTAGTAGCTTGTTATATAGTGAGAAAAAGTCCTTTCTTATTTGTACAGCCTCAGCTAGAGTAATAATAACACCGTAGTTACTCTTAGAGTAATCCACCAAGCTTTCCGCAGACATTCCATAGATAAGCCCGAAGTTAACTGCTTTAGCTTTAGTTCTGTTCCTCTTTATATCTTCCTTGCTCTGCTTATAAAAAGCTTCTAGGCTCAGCCCCATAGTCTTTGCAGCCGTAATAGCATGAATATCTTTCTTTTCTTTGTATGCAGTCAGCATTGTGGTATCGTTAGCGAAATCGGCTATAACCCTCAATTCTACCTGTGCATAATCCGCTTGTTGTAATATGTTGCCGTCCCTAGGAATGTATACTTCCTTAATCATCTTAACAGCCTCTACAACCTTAGCACTAGATAACTTAGCTAAATTCGGTATGTTCTGTAGGTTTGGTTTCCTACTAGATAGTCTGCCTGTTTCTGTACCGTGCAGCAAGAAACTTGTGTGTACAAATCCGTTATCATCTATCTTATTCTCTAGCCCTAGCAGGTATGTAGATAATATCTTAGATAGCGACCTGTACACTAACAGCTCAGCTATAAATCCAGTCTTATCTTTAAGCTCCGCTAGAATATCCTTGCCCGTAGATTCTACCTCTTCCTGCTTCTTCCAATCCCAAGTTTTCTTAAACTTGAATCCGTCCTTTGAGTACAGTAAATTACCTAATTGAGTCGGACTGTTAAAGTTAATCCCTTCGTAGTAAGTAACCTCCCCACGTTCTAGCTCTTTTATGTTTGTTTCTAACTTAGCTTTAGTAAGCCCTTTGGAAGCGTCTGCCTTAACACGCATTATGTCTAACTGCTTAGCGTTAATGCTTTGCTCTTTTAATACTTCGTATGAGGCTACTACTCTGTGATTCCTTAATATCTCTTCCTGCTCCTCTACAAGCTGCTTACACCTGTCAATATTGGCGTATAACTTATCCCTATCAATGCGCATCCCATTAAGCTCTGCATCAAATAAAGCTTTGAAACTATACATTACTAAATTTCTTAATAGCGTGTATAGCTTATCGTCCTTAAGTAAGTAGCTTTCCAATATCGTGAATACTCTTAGAGTTAAGTCTGTATCAGCTCCTGCGTATGGGACAAGTATATCCAATGGTATTTCATGCCACCTGTTCTTGAACTTCTTTACGTCTGCTTCATATCCCTTAAAGTCAGGGAAGAAAAATGCACTTACTTCTTTTAATCCGTGCCTAGCATCCTCATCCCACAAGTGGTGCATTAGCATGGTATCCGCTATACGACCTCTAAAATCCCTTATACCATAGCGCCAACATACCTGCATATCGTACTTTATGTTGTGCCCTATTTTATCAATGTTCCTATTACTGAACACCTCCTTGCCGAACATGGTTAAAATATCCATAGCCTCGGCAGGCGTGAAAGGGCTTTCAAAGTGGAACAATGGCATCACCCAAGAGCCTCCTTCCTGAAATGATACTGATAAAGCTGTGGCTGCGAACTGTGGGTCGAATACTCCTAAGTCCGTTATACTAGTGGTCTCAAAGTCAAAGCAACACGTCTTAGTTTGCTTAACATACTCTATAAGCTGCTCAACCTGCCCAATCGTTTCCACTCTAGTAATTAAAGTAGCTTTAGCTTTTGCATAATTACCGTATGCTTTATCCTGCGCTTTCTGCATATCGTAGGCTAGCTTTTCTACACCGCTAGATGTCTTTCTAGCATAGCCTACACCGTATGTAGCTACAACAGGTGTTTTAACTCCTGCAATGCTTATAGTTTCTTCTCCTGTAGTTTGGGATACCTTGACCCCTAATAAAGCTTTACACACCACATCTCCCAATAACAAAAGAGCTTTAGGTCGTATAACCTTAAGCTCTGCTACTAAGTACTCTCCACAAATTTGTATTTCTTTATTGGTAACCTTATTTTCGTAAGGACTACACTTCACTAGGTAGGTCTTGTACACCTCTTCCTTTTTAAATCCCACCACATTGTACAATAGCGTATCTAGTAGCGTGTCCCTGTGTGAGCTGAATGGCGCTCTATTAGAATCGTCTACAGAGTTTGGATAATCTGATATGAGCACAACGTCAGCATACTTAGTGACGTTAGGCATTAAGCATACAGACTGTAGGTCAGGGCTTGCACATAAATCGCAAGCCATACATGATGTGTTACGTAGTTTCATTAGTCTAGTTGTAGCATTTTAATTTTAGTATCTATCAACTGTAGGTTGCCCATATCATCCACTTCCCTTATGATGCCTTCTAGCACCTTGTCACTAGCTAACATAAGTCTATGCTCTAAAGTGTCTATAGCCTGCTGCATCTGCATAATCTGAGTAGTTATTTTGTTCTCCTCTTCTTGCCAAGCAGCGTAATCTTCATGGTAGTTACCTCCTATTTCTAAGAACTCCTCTACGGGAATACGTATATGACCTTTCGATTGGTTACTGTCTGATTTATCGTCCCACCTATCCCAAATACCGAACACTTTTTTACCCTTCTCTAATCTTCTGTCTATAGAGTTCTTAATATCTTTAATGCTTTTAATCTTATAGTTATCAGACATTAAAGCTTTATGCAAATACTTCTCGTAGTCAGGCTCACTAGGTATACTCGCTTTTAATGTTTTCATTCTAAGCTCTGCCTCGTCCTTTATTTTCTTTATGAGATAATCTCTCTGCTTCTGATTCATGCTTTTATAATTTTACCTTGTTTAGACTTGTACCCTTTATCTTCAAATACCCGCTTGATTAGATTAACTATAGCCTCATCATCTGTGTTACGGCTTTCCTTGGCTATCTTATCAAATAGTTTTTCAGTAGTATCGCTTCCTGCGATAATCCACTTCTCTACCTGCTCATGGGTTAAGTTATGCAGCTCTGATAAGTCCAAGTACTTTTGTACTTTCTCCATCTCCACTACTTTCTCCCTTTGATTCTTTCTGAACATGATGCCGCAGATTTCAGTATCTGCACATTGTCTGCATGACCTGTCAACTGCATCCCACATATTGCTAAAGCAGTCCTTACCTGCGGATACTCCTTGATTCTCTACAGGTACACTTAAATCTAAATCGGGATATGTAGCAGTCTTTCTGCTACTCCTTGATTGGCTTTCCTCGTTTTTGCTCATAGTGATATATTATTTCAAACTGTTCATTTTTATAAATACTAATCCTTTTTCTACTGTGCTCTTCAACCCATTCCCCTACATCGTAGAAGTCATATATTTCTGCATACTCTGATACTCCGTCCTGCCTTTCAATCCTGCCCGAATACTGTGACAGTACCGTTTCAGATTTTCCACCCTGCGCAAATATCAATACTCCAATATCCGCTATGTTTATGCCTATTTGCATAATGCGTGAAGTTAATAAAATTTTACCTTTGGAAGCTTTAAAGTCTGCTATTTTACTATCCCTTTCGGGGTCAGTTCCATGTACAATTTCACAGTCAATTAAAGCAGCTTTAATATACTCATACATAAAATATCCGTGCTCCTTAGACTCAAAGTTTATAACAATCTTCTTTCCCTTGTTAGCCTTTAGTATATCTACAATAGTTTGTATTCTAGGGGCTGAGAACATTACACACTTAGCGTATTCTTCATTATAGTCAATGCCTGTTTGCTTGGACTCGTTTAGATAGATATGTACTTTAACCTTAAGCGAAACCCCTTTATCCATAAGCTCTTTCTTAGATACCTTGTGTAGCACCTTGCCTGACATTCCGATTACTTTTAGCTTATCCACTATATCATCATGCGCTAGCGGTGTACCGCTTACGAATAATCTCATACCTGCGTTTATCTTAGATATTACTCTAACATAAGTATCGCTACTAGCTAGATGGCACTCGTCTACAACTAGTATATTAAAGTGATTGCGCAACATATTTAGCACGTTCATACTCTCTAACTTGTTGTTAAGTACTTTTACCATTGCTAGAGTTACAGGCTGTGGGTCATACTTTTTAGATGTTATGACCCCTACATTAAACTCAGTAGACAAAGTCTCGTATAACTGATTAAAAAGCTCCTTCCTGTCCACAAGCACTATAGCGTTATCGCCTGCGTTTTTTATAGCAGATACGATAACGCTAGATTTGCCCGAATTTGTTGCGTGGTCTACTATCCCCCTAGGGAATCTTAACTCACCCTTACTGTGCTTTATAACATTAGTGAATAAAGCTTTTACTGCTTCTTCCTGATGGCTAAATAGTTCGTGCTCCCCTGCCTTGGTATCTATCGCCTTAGCCATTGGCGGTATGTTCTCACGTTGGTCTATAATTTCTAATGGCACTTCTAGCTCTTCTAGGAACGGTATGACTAGCGGTAAGAACCCTGTAGCGAATACGCCCTTCTTAGTTATGAAGTGTTTATACCCGTCCCATTGGTGTCTCTTAAATGATGCTACGTGTTGGTAGCCTTTAGGACGCACCTTTAGGAATGTGTCTAGCTCATTGAACACATTAATCGGTAAGAGATTATCTAGCCCCCCTATGACTGCCGTAGTAGTTGTATTTCCTATTATCAGTTTCATTTTTTCTTAGCGTTTTTTATAAGGTCAAAGTAATCTAGGTCAGCCCCTTTTATTTTCTTAATGTCTGCCTCATCTCCTAGAGCTGTAGCATCTTTCTTCTTAGCTGAGGTTGCAGCCTGCATATACTTATCATAGCGTTTTAAAGCGTTATCCCCGTACATCTGATTCAGTTCGGGTATGGCGCTTAAGAAAGCTAGCCCTTCAAACTGAGCATCAATCCAATTAGCGAATGAGGCTTTCTTAGCCTTAGCCGCATTTTTACCCCTTACTAAATGCACATAGTCAGATACTTTTTTAATTGTTGGACATTCTCCAACACGCTCTAGCATTATGACTTTCCAACACTCTTGAAAAGCTTTGGTATCATCCTTGGTCTTGTCCTCTGATATTTCTACCGCACACTCAAACGTCTCGCAAATAGAAGTGTTATAATACTTGAACTTGCTTAAGCCGTACTTGTTGCCCATCAGCTCTAGCCCTGACTCTATGTAGTAAGTGTAAGCCTCATCAGTAGCATCTATCTTATACTTAAGCTTGAAAGCCTCCGCTAGGGAAGCTATCTCCATGAGAATTACGTACTCCGATGTGCCCTTACCTATGACACTTGTAAACCTGTGATTAGCTTTCAGCCTCAGTTGGTTTAAAAGCCTATTGAACATCTGCACATTACCACTAGTGTTGTCCATAACTTTCTTAACTGCCTTCCCGTCCTTACCTACAGCCTTTAGCAAGTACCTGTTCTTGATTTGGTATACAGCCGCCTTTTCAAATATCCTTTCAATGTCAGCATCCTCGAAAGGAATTAAAGCTGCTTTAAGAACTTTGACTAAATTAGATTTAGTGATGTGTAAACTAGGGTCTCTTTTCATAGCTAGTTTTGTCTAAAGTCCCCGTCAGCATCTAAGTGGCTTGGAGACCAACCCCTACACAGTACCATAATCATTCTCAATGTGCGGGTGTAAAAGCTGCGTGTGTAATCTAATACCATACCTAGTACTATGGCGGCTATGATTAACAACAACAAACAACCAAAAAAGGTTGCACCACTACTGAACATAAAATTTAATACCTCCATTATCCTAATATTTTTATGACATCTAAGTCTGTTAATACTTTACTCTTTTTTACCATTTCCATTACCTTATCTCTGCCTATGGCGTTAGCGTCCTTACCGCTTTCCTTGGTGTATCCGAAAGCTTCAAAGTTTACTACGGTTACTTTTTTGTTTCCCATAAACTTGATAGCTGTAGATACTGCCTGCTGATAGAATCCCACATCTGCCAACACTACCAAGTTCTTACAGCTACTGCTGTTAATAATAAAAAGTTGGTCAGCGCTAACTGACCAACCTTGTGTTGATATTCCTGAGTTCCCCATCGTTACTGCATCGCTCCACCCCTCAGTTAGGTAGCAAGTGTTATAGATATTAAGCGCATCCTCATTGAACACTAGCTCAGATTTACCTACCCCGCATATCTCCTCCTTTGGATTCTTGTACCGTAGGAAGTTGCCTATGTAGTCCCTGCCCAAGTAGTAAACTATCTTCCCTTTCTTGGAGAATGGCACTATGATGTATCCGAAGAAGTTTTCCTCAGAGTCCTTATGCTGTACATCGCAAAAGCCGAAGCCTGCTGCGTCCATAGCCTCCACATCAAAGCCTCTCCCATCTAGGTAAGCGCAAGCCCTATCCCTCATAACCGTGGACTTACCCACCAATGGTTTAAATCCTTTAGGCATTTCTATAGATACTAGAGCTGTCTTGCGTTCTACTCTTATAGCTCCTGCGGTCTCTAGGGTGATTGAAGATTTCTTTTCGCTATCAATAATCTCCTTAGCCTCAAAGTAAGAAACATCTAATACCTCTGATACAAACATTGCTATGCGGTCTTTGTAGCCGCACACCCAACACTTGCACGTTTCGTATTGGAAGTTTACAGACATCTTAGCTGCACCATCCCCATCAGGACAAAAAGGACAGTCGAATGGATACCACCCATTCGACTGCTTTTTAAGTACGTAGTTGTTGTTAAACCACGTATATGCTTTCCTAGAATCTAACATCTTACTCTAAGCCCGCTTTCTTTAGAATTTCCTTAAGCTCATCTAGCCCCTCTCTGTAAGCAGCTATGTAAGTTTTAAGCGTATGACTTCTACCTGTAGATACTAGGTTAAGCTTTACAACTGCCGCAAGTAATCTGTCTAGCGATGTATAGTGTCCTATAGCCTCAGCTTTAGCCGAGCCTGCATTAGCACCTGTAACCACCTTGCTATTTTTTATTAAGTTGTATTGGCTTTCCTCAACTTCTATTGAGTACGGTGTTAACGCCAAATCGTTTATAACTATCATTTTTTGTATTGTTTTAATTAGGGTGTAAATATAGCAATTATTTTGTTAGTAACCAAATTAATTATTTTTAATCGTCTGTGAGGTCTTTCCGCTTCTTAAGCTTCTTGTTTATCTCCGTCAAGTCTTTTTCGGCTATAAACATTCGTGCTTCATCTATTTCTAGGTAACAAGCATTACTGCCCGTGAAAGCTTCCCCGTCTCTTTGAGCTACAGGAACTAGTCTGCCCATGCCCAACTCTACCTCATCGGGTGTTCTGCATAAAGCGAAAGCTGCGTGACAGTTATAAGCCTTAGCGAAATCCTCCCCAAAGTGTTTCATGTTGATTACCGCCTTGTTTACTGCATCCCTGTTAACTGTGGATACTGTGAAAGCGAAAGTGTCCCACTTGTGATTAATGCGTATTGAATGATGGTAGATGTCCTGTATTTGAAAGCGCTTGTCCTTCTTCTGAATAGTTATATCCTCAGGCACAAAGTTATCCAAGTAATCATAGAAGATGATGTCGGGCACAAAAGCACGCTCATCTCTGTAGTACTCTAGGTTTACCTCAACATCTCCTAGGCTGCTTTTGTTAGCAGGGAAATAATCTATCACTAGCTCACCTCCCATTACACCGTACTGTCTCATCATGTCCTCAGCTAGCTTTGCGTTTTCATCCTGCATAAGCTCAGCTCTAGTACACTCCAAAATAGATTGCCTAGCCCTAGTCCTAATTGCGTTTACACTATTTTCAGTATCTGCGTAATAAACCTTGTACCCATCCCGCACATACTCCATTGCTATCTTTAGCATTAGACCCGTCTTAAATGCTTTGGGCGCTCCCATCAAAACAATCAACTGAGGCGAGTAGAATCCTTTGGCAGCAGTCAGCTTGTTTAGACCTTTCAAGAATGTTGGGCATCCTTCAACCCTATCAAACTTGTGGTCAGCTCTGTCTGCCAATAATAGCCCGCCCCTGTTTTTATCTTCGTCCAAGGAGTCCTCTGTGCGTAAAGCTATCTTACCCATTTTTTTATAGAGCTTCTGAAAGAAATCTTCATCCCCTTCTTTTACAGCTTCTATGTTGTTTAAGAATAGCTGCTTAGTCTCAGCCCGCTTACTGTAGTTGAGTATCTCTTCCCTTATCAGCCCTGTGTTTTCAGTTAACGGTGTGTAGGCTCTCCGTATAGCTTTTTCTATGACGGCAGCAGCCTCAGGCTTAACTTTACTTTTCTTGGCTTCTAGTCTGAAATACTCTAGTGAACTTGCTAATGATGGCACTCCCCCATACTCTTCAACATACTTGCTAAATATGTCAAATACTAACTGCATCTCAGGCTTCTCAAATATAGCTGAGTCTAGTATTTTTATGTACTTCTTACCCGCCTTAGCCTGTGCTAAAAATTGGATTAGTTCTTGTTGAAATTCGGGTGTCATATTAAAGCTACTTTAATTTTAGTTTCGTACATACTGATTGTAAGCAACTGTTACAACAAAGGCAATAATACCGTTCTTAGTTTTTACGGTGCTTGTAGCTACAGAGGTTATCTCTATAAATGGACTTCTTGTGAGGTGTCTCAACTGTGGCAGAATGTCTGTTGAAGAGTCACTCTCACAAGCAAACACTTCCACCTTGCTAACCCTAGAGCATCTCAGCTTCTTAAACCATATCTTAATATTTGTTCTCATTTCTTTAAATTTTAATTTTTCTATTTACCGCTTAACGGATAATCGGAACAGGCACTGAGGGTATACCCCCCTAAAGGGGGTTATAACATCTCAGAGGTGCATTTTTCCATAATATCCATCGTTTTAGCGTTGTTATTTAATTGCATCGCAGTCGTAGCAGCGCTTTTCGAGAAGAGAGATTATTCATCATCTTCCTTTTCTATGGGTGAAGTCTCTATCTCGTAAACATCTTCATCTACGTCAGGCGAGTATCCGAAATAGTCGGGCGTTGTAGTAGGGTAGATATAACCACCTGTTCTATTGCACACCGCTATCGGCTTCTGTGTTGACAATATAGTTGAGCCATCGCTGCGACTAACGATATGCACAAAAGGCTCATTAAGCTCATTCGTTATTGGCATATCTTGGTTGAATGATTTTAACTGTTCGATTAGAACTTTAACGGTTGTTTCAGCCATTTGGTTGTTTTTTAGGTTTGTGATAGGTTATTAATACCCGTTTTTAAGTGGTTTTTAATCGTTGTGAGCTTAGATTGTAGTCTTTTGATATATAGATAAGGCTAGATATATTTAGTCTCCTATTAACGCTGTTTTTAACTTTGTGCTTGTACTAACTCTGTGGGCTGAATTAGCATCTTAGCTATATCGTCATTCACGATTACAGCCAATGGTTTAATTAGCATCTCACTATTATCCACATCTAGCACATAGTTAAGCGCCATTACTATACAATCTTTTTCACCATCAGGTGTTTTAATCTTACACTTGATAAGTGAAATCTCATCTTTCTTTCCATGCTCATCAATTAGTTTAATGTTTTCTTTTTCTTCATCCTGCATTTCTAAATTCATAAAGTAGCTTTAATTTTTACTGTTTATCGCCCCATCTAGCTTTATTCCCTAACCCGCTCTTTGCGAGTTTTATCCCTGACTTCCTCATAGCTTCTTTCATTGGAGCTGTGGTAAGCCTCTTCTTTAACCTAGCTTTAGTCTGTGCCGATACCTTTTCTTTAGTTCTGCCATCATGCCCGTTTGTAAACCGTGTGCGATTACCGCCCTTTAACAAATTCTCTGCTATTACTTTGTCGTAATTATTTAATGCGTGTTCTCTAGCTATTGCAGCGCTATCAGGACTGCATATACCTGTATGTAAATCTAGCCCATAGAACTTCTTATATTCGACTGCGCTCATGTCATGCTTTTGCCTAACATGAGTCATTAGCCGTTTAAAGGAAAGCCCACATATTTCACATATAGGCTTTCCGTCTAGGTCGTATGCTATTCTTCCGTACATTGCTCTTTATCTTTTACCCATACTGTGATGTAACCGCCTAACCCGCCTATAGCCATTGAGCCATATCCAAAGATAGTAATTTTATTCTTAAGTTCATCTATTTTTTCGCTCAGCCTGCTAAAGAATACGTCAGGCGATTGTGAGCCTGTATATCCGCTACCGACTAGCACATCTTCCATGTTGTTGAATATGGTAAAGCCCTTGTCTAATAGCTCTGAGGTGTTCAAATCCATACCCTTAATAGTTTTGGTGCGTATAGCGTCCTCTACATCTATGCCCTCTAAAAACAAATGCTCTTCAAAACACTTTAAACAAACCATTTCCCCATCATCATCATCTAGGAATCTGTATTGTACCATCCAACCATTGCTAGGATTTTGTTGGCAGATGCTCCGTTGGCACTCACCACACTCAAAGTAAGCAAAGTCTTTTGAGTATATCTCGCCCTTGTTGCAGCGTACTGCGTAGTCGCAGCTATACTTGCAATCTTCGGGAAAGCTGTCAAATGGTCTGCTCCACATTTCGGGCACTTCCATTTGCGAAGTATAGCACCATATACCAAACTCCGCACATTTGGTAGTGTCCGTATAGTTTTTAATTATGGGCATATCGGGAATAACCAATGGCTCTATTGGCGTAAGCTCAGGGAACAAAGATAGCTGACTGCATTTGTGCTTGTATTCTAGCTCTAGTGCTGCAATCCTTCTATCTCTTGTTTTTTCGCTGCCTACTAGCGGAGCGTAGTCTACTACTTCTATAGCATCTTTTTGAAATCCCCATTTTATCTTTTCCCATTTTTCTTTAAGGGCTAGGAACGCTAACTCCACACATTCTTCGATAGTGCTTTCATCGTCTCCGAAATTTTCCCATGATAAGTTTTCTGCATCCAAGTTTTCCTCTAGGGGTAAATACACTTCTTCTTCATAATCCGAGTAAGGCTCTTTGAATAATACTTTAACAGCTAATTTTTTTATGTCCATGATTAATGCGTTTTTAATTAATAATGTAAAGATAGAAAAAAGAAACCTGCGTAGGTGTTAATTACGCAGGTTTACGACAAAGATTACCGATGTTACTTTATGTACTTTTCTAATGATACTTTAACGTGGTCATGAGGCTTGATTAACTTGCCATCTTTGTTATAAAGTAGTACAGCTCCTCCGTTTAGTACTATCTCAAATGTGCCGCCTACTTTGTTCATGGTCTTGTCAGCGTGGTCTACAGTCCTGTGAGCTTTATTCATGTTGTTCTCATGCACTTGTTTAAAGGCATCCGCAAACACGTAATGAAAGCCTGCTGATACTATCTTACCTTGTAGGACATATTCTAGGTCTGCTAGTGCGTCAAGCTCTTCTAACTTGTTTACGTTATCGCCATCAGATATTGGATGCTCTACACCCTCACTAGCTGCTAAGCATAAATTTATTAACGTAGCTTTAACATCGGAAGCTTCTGCTAATTCTGACAACTCTTCAAAGATTAGCTTTACTCGTAGCTGTCTGCTTTCTAAGCTTTCTACACAAGTAGGACTTTCACCTACAGGAAACTCAAAGGTTTCACTAAATTCTTTTACTGCCTTAGTTGATACCATCATATTATATTTGTTTTAGGGGTGTTTTAAGCGTTACTAGGGATTATCTCTAGCTGTTTGAGTATATACTTGACATCTCTTCTAAGTACTGTCATATCGTAGTTATTTTTAATTTTGAAATCAAACTCTGCTGCGTCTAATTCAGTTTCAGATATGTGAGTGCCTACAGCGCATGAGTCTCTATCAACTCTGATAGTTATGCCGCCTCTGTCCTTAACGGCTGCTAGCTCATTCTGAAATCTTAAATCCGTGATAATCCAATTAGGCATTTCTTGATTAGGTGTCGGACTCATAATCGTTCTACGCTCTACAGGTTTGTAATCAGCGAACAAAGCATTTATCCACACATTCGGATGAACTTTATCCCTCATTGCATCAGTTCCTAGCTCTTGTAGTAATTGTCGTACAGTCATTTTATGGGCGTATAACTCGTCCTGCGAAGCGTTATCGTGTGTCCTTATAGGAAACGGTGAGTTAAACAGCTTTGTATGCTTAAGGTGGTCTACATAGTAGTTCCACATTGGAGGCAGTATAGATTTCTTCACTTCAGCATCTTCCAAATTTCTTACAGGTATGCCCGTCAGTATTGATGCTATCTGTTTAAGCTTACCTGCGTACTTTTTTATCTCCCATTTGGATATAGCTTCCAAGCCCTCAGGAGATAATACGTTTACGTACTCTTGGCGCTGACCGCTAGCTAGGCAAACCTCCTGTTGAATGATTTTACCCACAGTATCTTTGCCGCTCCCTAGTTTGCCCGATATACCAATTAAAGTAGCTTTAATCATTTGACCCTCCTTCCTGCTTAACCTCAGGTGCTTTAGCCGCAGCCACTTCCACTTCGTCTAGCACTACTTCTGCAATGTTACAGCAGTTTGAGATGTCGAAAGGCATATCGTCTAGCATATTTTGACATACTTCCTTAATACCTAAAGTAGCTTGGAAATTGTTATAAGGTATAGCAGCAATAAATTTGTCCGCTAAAGAGCTAGCTAGCCCCATGTAACAGCCTAATTCACCTAGCGTTAAGTCTTTCGGCTGTAGTAGTTTAACTAGTATGCCTAAAGCTAATTGTTTCCCACCGCTTCCTACATAGCCCCAATTAAATCCTTCCTTAGTAAATTCTACTATAGCTGTAGAGTCCTCTACTTTCAAATACTCACCGTTAATAGTTACGGCTCTTAAAATACCAAAGCCTTCCATCTCTATTGAGGTCGGAAGGCTTTGTATCATTTCTTGTAAATACTTTAGTTCCATTGGCTTTTGTTTTATTTATTTTTAATAGGTGCAAATTAAATAAATAAAAACCGCCAAAGCAAATTGTTTCGCTAGAATAACGTAGAGAATCTGATAGAGCTTAAATCTAAAGTTTTTAAATCTTGTGGCGTAGTTGTTATCTCCCCTGTACTTCTTACAGTTACTATGAGCACTTCGTTATTACCTGCTCCGTTATACACACACGGACATACAAATGACTGTGTTCTAGCAGGTCTGAATTTAGCACTCCCTATTGTACCTATAATATCATCTCCCGCACCCGCATATCCTAAAGGGTCAACGAACTTAACTAGTCCATTTAATGTGACCTCAGTACCTTTTTTATGGGCTACTAATTTACGAGTCCCTAGTAGGATACTGCCCTCGTAAGGTATAGCTGAGTTATAATACTCATATCCTTGTGGGTCAGTCCTCCACCCTTTACCTGTGCCGTCCAAAGGGGCTACTGATACTATAGCGAAGTTATGATACACTCCATATAAATCCGTAACTTTTTCAGCTAGTGAGTTGTAGGCACTTTTTACCATCCACTTACCATCAATCATCTGAAACGTCATAACAGCCTCAGGAGAAATCATAATGTTCCTAGGGGCTTGTGTATTTAACGAATTTGTATAATCGTCTAAGTATATAGGCGATGAGTAGTCTCTGAATAAGAAACATCTAGTGGTACTACTAGCAGCGCTTCTGTAGCCAAATATTACAGTTATCTCTTCTCCGTCTCCGTAAGCAGTTACAGCTCCTGTCACGGGATGCTTCTTTACGAAATTCAGTATGTAACTATCCGTAACGTGCGGGTCTACTAATATCCTTTGGTAGTTGTAATCGGGGTGTAAGTAACATCTGTGCGTAGCATCACCTACGGTTTGACCATACCCCGCAGCCGTGTTATCTAAATACGCCCACTTTTGGCGCTTAGTAAACTGATGCTCTCTATTACGTATCAAACTAAGAATATCTGTAGCAAAAGGGGTTTCATCTCTTACCCAAGTACAATCAGCTAAATCTACGTTAACTTCTCCAACATATAGCCTGCCTATAATGGTCTGCTTTTCGGGCACAGTAAGAGCGGGGTCTACAGGATTTAGGTCAGGAGTCCCTTCAATGATTTTGTAGATAGCTGTTTGCCCTCCAATTATTTGAACTTTCTCGTGTTCAATTACTAGTAAATCTATGCGCACATAGCCCGACACATTAGTGCTTACAGGTATGTCAATGTACGCATCTTCTATCACTACTACACCCTGCTTAGTTTTAGTTATGCCTGCGTTATTAAGCTCGGTCAAATTTTCTTTTATGGATACTAAGCCTACCTCATGGTCTAAGCGCATGGTAAGTCCCGAAGGATTAGTGAAAATGTCAAAGCCTCTGTAGACCCCGAATTTTAAGATGCCTAAGTGCATCCTGTTAAATAAGTCAGAGGCATCATCCTCTTTCCATTCTAATAATCTAGTTTGTGCCATGTGTTCTAACTGTTATAATCAAGTGAATAATCTAATGAATAATCGAATGTAAGTCCTAGCGGACTGCCGTTGTAGCTTACTTCCTCTAGGATTGCGTGTATAGGCTGATTGAATGTTATAATACTCTCAATCGCTCTTAAAATATCTACTGTTATGCTCACACCACCACTAAGCTCTAAAGAGTATCTAGTACATACATCACAACAGCCATCTAAGCGCCTATCATCATCGTCTATGGTTAATGGGCTATCTAGCCCACATATAATGTCGTATTCTGTTAAGCTAACTAGCGTTATGCCTAACAGATTGAACAGTACCTCGTAGCCACGCCTAGAGCCTCTTATTGGGTAGTATCTTAAAATCTTCTGAACTACTTGTCTGCGCCTTGCTATCGTACTGCCTAGAAATAGTATGTCTACTTCTTGTGAATAGCCTAGCTCGCTTTCTATGTATGGCACATACCTATCGTAACAAGTGATAGGCTCACAAACATTCGCTAATAGGTAGTCTAATAGCGGTTTGATGTTCTCGTCTATATCTTCCCCAATACTCTCGTTATAACGCTCTAAAGTGCCCTTCTCGTTAACGTCCTTATTGGTGTCTGTTCTCTTATCTTCCCCTGAGAAGTAATTGAATATTTTGTCTACGAATAACATTAGATACCTCCTGTTGCGCTAATTGATATATCTGCTAATTCTATGATTGGTATTGAAGGCTCTAACAACTCTAGCGTTCCATAGAACGGATAAGTGTAAAACTCCCATTGCTGCCCTGTTGTGTAAGTACTTACATTGCTTACTGTGAAGTTAATCTCAGAGAACGAATGAGCAGTCCCAGGATTGAACGTGCCCAAATACACATTATTTCTTATTATCTCGTAAGAAGCCGCAGCTCCCACACCGCCTATTATTACCCGTATAACCCACTTAAGAGATACAGTACTTCCGATGTTTACTACTCTAGTCCAAAGTAGTTGGTATACGTTACTCCCTAAAGGTCTAGCGTATGGCACAGGGGTCATTTTCACAATGTTACTGTGCTTTACGCCTGTGGTCTCTTCTATAGTTTCGTACACATCTGAGAGCTGCATAGTACCCATGATTTCTTGATTAGCTACCGAGCCGAAAACTACTAGCCTATCAGCTACTAAAGCTGCCGTACTAGCGTTCACATACTGAGGTAGCACTCTTAAATCTATGATTAATTGTACGTGTACAGTACCCGCAGGCTTTACACGTACAGGCACACATATTTCTCTTTTATCATCAAACCATGTTTCAGTATCTGAGCATAGTAAAGCTGTGGCTATACCGCCACCGTCAGGCACTATGTAGATGTCTACAGTCTTACCACAGTTAAAGAACTCTTTAGCTCTTGCCACACCCGCAGCTAGCTCAGCTATATCTCTGTAGTTGTAGCGTGTTACAGCCGTCCACATCGTTCTGATAGATAGTGGTATTCTCTTCTTAAGCTGAGCCATTGTTTCTACGTCTTGACCTCCTACAGCAGGGTTAGGATTGTTACAAGTAATTGTAACACCTACAGGCAGCGTTATGGTGCTCACTATAGTGGTTATCGTTGAAGCAGCTACATTACCATCTAGCCCATCCGTAACGTAGTAGTTAGCTGTTAGTGTATCTCCCGCAGTAAGCTTTTTAGCGTTGAAGTCATTACCTACTATAAATACTGTTTCTTGTAGCTTGTTTACGCTCTGTACGAAGTGCTCATCTGCACCTAAACTAAATGCTAAAGTTAACTTAGGTGTCCAAGGCGTACCGTTTACAATTAGTATAGCTGTATCGTTAGCTATAGATGTTCCGATAACTATTTCTTCTGACTCTGTGCCTAAAGCTATGCCTACTGCTGCCCCCACTACTTCTACTCTTTGCTTAGCGCTTACAACCCCTACAGTAGCTCCTATAGGTATGATAATCGTAGTTGAGGTAAAGTAGTCTATAGCACTACCCGTCTTTCTTACTCTTGTATTAGCAGGTATTGTTATGGCTGACGGAGCAGGTACGTTCAAAGTAAACTCTATATCCACCGTAGCGGGTATAGAGCTTTTTACAGGGTAATCTAATGTACGAGCTTTGGATATGTGTGAGGCATACAGACGAGCGGAATCTAAGTGAGACTCTCTAGCTACGTTATCCGTATAGTACCCTAGCATTTCTGCGATAGCTGACCAAATGCTTAGCATCTTAACGAATATGTTACTTTCGCTGTGGTCAGTAATCTCAGGCACTCTAGCCTGCATTATTGTTATTACTTGTGACTTAATTTGTTGGTAGCTACGGTCTACGTACCTAATCCAAGTATTCTCCATGAAACCCATTAGTATTTTAGTTTAGTGTAAAAAGGATAAACAAAAGCTGCAATCTGATTGTACTTTGGGACGAATGTATTTATCGTAGCGGTACAACTACCTTCATCTGTGTTAGATGCGTACGTTATACTCTCTATAACAGCTCTAGTTTCCCATTTTTCTAAAGCTTCAAATATTACTAAATCTAATAAGGCTTCCACGCTTTCATCTAACACTTCAAATTGTACTTGTCTTAATCTACTTCCGTATTGTCTTAAGAATAGTCTAGTACCGATTGGTGTATTAAGAATGTCTTTAATAGATTGACCTACAACAGTCAAACCCGCTACTAGCTGAGGACTCCCATCCTGTAAGCTTATCGGGTATTCTATAGCTGTTCCTAAGTATATTATCGCATTATTCATGGTGCAAATTTATAACAAATTATTAAAGTAGCTTTAATTTTATGTCCAAAGTACAGTAACTCCTAATACAGTAGCTGTCCCTGTCATAAACCAATCTTTTATAGTACTCGCCATAGATAAAGCTACAACCTCAGCGCTAGCTCCTGAGAATCCTAGAGCCGCACTAGTAGAAAAGTCTATGAGTGTTGGAGGGGGTACTGCTGCTAAACCTATCATTCCGCTAGCTAATTGAGCTGCGTAGGCTGCGAACGCATTGCTTAAGCCTACCATACCTGTAACAGGCACTTGGGCTATTACTATTGCCTCGAACGCTGCTTTAGCTGCTGCGTGTGCAGTACTAATTGGTACAATATCTAAGGTGGTTTGCTTTACTATTTCTCCCCATTTATCCGCAGCGTCTACTATATCCGTAGGAAAACCGACAAATCCAGTATAGGAAGTGTCGGTTATCTCACGTATTAATAAAGCTATATCATTTAGTGGTAACAACATTGGATAGTATAGTTTGAATCGTTGCTTGAATAGCTTGGAACGCAGGCGTATTAATTGGTGTACCACTAGCTCCGAAAGCTGTAGGAACTGTTATAGCTTGTATCTGAGCAAATAGCTGATTAAGTAAAGTTTCTAGTGTCTGCCCCTTAACTCCTTTTTCAACTCCTAATCCTGCGCCCTCAGAGCCTAGGTTAACTTTCCCTGCCCCGTCAGGAATCAAATTTATATGAGTATCTTTTAATACTACTTTTGCTCCTTTGGAATTTTTTATAGTTATCGCTCCTACTATATCATCGAAGATTATACTCTGATTTGCTTTAGTTAATATAAAGTGATATTGTACTCCTACCTTAGCTATATCAGGAACATCGTCAGTTCTCCAATTACCATATTCCCATATAGGAAATCTAGGTAGTCCATTTTCAAATGATACCCATACTTGGTCTCCTATATCGGGTATAAAGCTTATGCCCATTTTAGAGCCTTTTACCATACCTTTCGGGTGTGCCCAATAGTCGTAAGGCTCAGAGTAGATAGAGTTAACCATTACCTGTAATCTACCTTTATGTTCGGGGTCTGCGTTGTCCACAACAGTCCCTCTGTAAGATGCGTAGTACCTTTTAAAGTACTCCATGCCTACCCTTCTAAATATTCTTGATAGTTCTTGTGCAATCATAATCCTCCGAATGTTGGGTATGCTGTCGCATCGTTTTTATTAACTATTCTAGGTCTAACATATTGACCGTTGCTTAACTTGCTAGCTACAGGTATGTGACCATCTGCTGCATCATACACCGTAGCTTGATATGTTGGATTCTCAGTCTCAGGCTCTTCATTGCGCTTGCCCTCACCTACTCCATCATCAGTAGCATTTCTGCTAAGGTCTAAAGTAGTTTTGAAAGCTGTATCCACCTTATGCCTAACACCTTGAATGTACCACTTACCTGAATGTCTTTTAGCTGCATTTTTAATGGTGATAATCGTATTCACTTCTCTGTCTACATCGCCTTCTATTTCTAGTATGCAGACTTGCTTTTTATCTTTCTCTTCCGACTGTAAGCTCTCTGCTACTGCCTTAGCTTCCTCGTTGTTTTTACTAGGCATTGGGTACTTCTGATACCATATAGGATTACCTTTATCGTCTAGCCCTGTGTGAGCCATCCAATTACCTTCTGCATCAAACGCATTACCCTTGTACTTATCACCTACTAGTGTTTCAGTATTGTTAGCTATACTAGATGTGGTCGCAGGTCTTTTACCTCCATTGCTCACATCTACATTACCTCCATAATCGCCTGCCGTTTCATCATCTAACAACTTGCCATCGGGGTCTGTATAACCTAGAGCTGTTTCAGTCCCACCACCCTTTTTAGTGCTAGTGCGCTTGTGTATCTTAAAACTGTAAATAGTATCTACCTCTAGCGTAAACGTACGGGTGCTTTCTGAGTCGTAGGACTTCTTTACGTAATAAAGTGTACCATTGCTAACATACGATATGTATTTCGCTCCATTAACGCCATCTTTTGACCTATCAGCCAATTCTTGTATAAACTCAAAATCCGACAAGTTGCCTTGCGGGTAGTCAGAAGTTAAAGCTACTTTAGAAATATCGTCCGTCTTAATCTTAAGACTATGCTTCCTGCCTAGGTCTTGTAGGATAGCTTCTAGCTGAGTGCCTTTCTTCCATACTTTATCAGAGCTAAACATTTTCATATCCTTACCTGTATCGCAACACCTTAAGATTAGGTGAGTCCCTGAGTCCAAGTAGTCAAAGTCAATATCCATGATGTACAACTGCATGGTCTTAGAAGTTTCTTCCAAGAATCCGAATTGTACTACTACACCATTGCCCTCTGTACATAAAGCATTATCACATATAGTACGAGCGTGGATACCTGATATTTTAATCGTGAGGTTAGTGTCCTTGCTTATCGTATCCTCATAATCTATTGAAGTAACGAAATCTGATATGTCCGTAGTCTTACTGAAATCTATTGGAGCAGCCCTATACTCATCTATGTACTCCCCGCCTTCGGGCGGTAAAACCTCACTTCCGTATAGGTCTTGCCACAGTCTTGTCTGATTAGCTTTCCCCACGTATAAGTCTCTATAGCCATCTTCTCCATATAAATCTATTGCATTTTTCTTGAAGTTTTCAAGTTTAACAGCTCTAGG